AACATTTAATCAATATTTAATCAATAAATAATAAGAGGTATGGCAAAATATAAACATCAAGGAATAGTTCATAGAATTGCTCATTGTGAAGATTGTGATTGGATAAATGCAGATTATAATTATGCTTTACAATCAGCAAAAAGACATTCCGAAAAAACTGGACATAAGGTAAATATAGAAACTGGAACTTGGGGAATAATGGAATAACATTTAATCAATAAATAATAAGAGGTATGGGAAAAGAGAAAATAATACAAATAATTTGGAGAGACTCAAGAATGTATATTTTCCAATGTGAAATAGATGATAAATTTGATTATTGTATTATTAAGTCTATTGGATATTTAATAAGTAAAGACAAAGAGAAATATGTAATAGCAGGAGATATTGTAGATGGAGATATTAGAAGAGTAATAGTTATCCCTAAAGAGAATGTTATTAAAATATATTATCCTAATGAAATACCTACTAAAGGAGAAAGATTACCTAAAATGACTGAAAAGGAGAGTGATTATTATAAGGAGCTATGATTCTTGATAGAGTGTTATTTACATCATTAAGTTGGTGGGCATAGATACGCACTCTATCAGGAACTATAATTTAATAAATAAATAATAAGAGTATGGGCAAAAACTTAGACTATCTAAAATTAGATAACCTATTTAAAAAGAAAAAAACACAGGATTATCTAAAAAGAAAAAATGGATTTTATCCAGAATATAACGAATTGGTTAAAAAGTGGTCGGTCGATTGGACTGGTGTAATAGTTCCAGCTAAAGAAATAAAAAAAGGAGAATTAGTCAGCAAAGTTGAAGTCACTATGCAGATGTATGACGCTACTGAAAGAGTGAAAGCGATTAAGCAAAAAGAGAGCGAGGCAATCGTAAAAGATAAAGCTAACGAGCATAATGTAAAAAAGACATTTAACAAATAACAATGAAAGTGATAAGATAAATATATGGAAAAAGAAATAAAATTTAGCGCTTGGGATAAAAAAAGAAAAAAAATGTTCTTGGTAAAAAATATCAAATTTAACCATTTAACAGGTTTACCTCTTGAGATAGAATTATATAGTATGGGGTTTGAAAACTGGTTAGATGAAAAAAGAAATTATAATAGAAGTGAAGAATATTATGAAGAATTAATATTTACAAATACTGCTGAAAATTTAAAAGATGTTATCTTACTGCGATATACAGGACTTAAAGATAAGAATGGAGTAGAGATTTATTTTGATGATTTTGTAAAAAAAGGAAAATTGATTTATTTAGTTATTTGGAATATAGATAGAATAAACTTGCTTGATATTTCAAATGGTGATATAATAAAGATAGATAGTAATTTAATAATTAAATCTAATCTTTATGAAAACAGCTACAAATTTAATCCAAAATACACAAAAATATCGTAAAACTCTCAAAGGAATATTAACAAATTCTTATAATCATCAAAAACAAAGAAGAGAGGTAAAGTATTCTTTAAAAGAATTACAAGATAGATTTTTAAACAATAAAAGATTTATAAGATTATATAATGAATGGTTAAAATCTGATTGTCAAAAAGAACTAAAACCAACCATTGATAGAATAAATTGTAAAAAGGGGTATGATATGGAAAATATACATATACTTACTTGGGCAGAAAACAGATATAAACAAAGAATGGAAACTAAGTTATTTAGAGCAAAGAAATGTTATATGCACCTTAATGGTAGGATTATAAATATATTTACCTCACAATGGAAAGCCATCAGAGAAACTGGATTATCACAAGGAAATTTAAGTGAAGCTCTTAATGGTAAAAGAAGAACTTGTGGAGGATATAATTGGTCTTATAAAAAACCATTGAAGTAATAGGAAATATTTATTCTAACCCAGAATTATTATGAAAAAGAAAAGATATAAATTTGACTTGGATAGCTTAAAGAAAATATGCCGAGAGGGAAAGCTAAAAAAGAAAAAAGACTACGAGAAAATGACACTCACAGAAGCAAATGTTATAGTCAGCCAGAACTATGTTGATTTTATTACAAAGGAATTAGGAATTAAGCTCGGCACAAAGGTTGGAGCGGATGAATGGAATTTATTTATTGATTATTTAATGAAAGGATAATAAGTAGTTATTTGAAATGAAATGATAATTTTATGCATAAACAAATTATATTAAAATGCCCCGAACACATAAAACCATTTAGAAATAACAAAAAAACTATTGGTATTGATAAGGGAATGGTTAAAGTTATTAAAGCATTATGGAAAAATAAAATTATTACTCTTGGTTGTTGTATCGGTGGAGATGGAAAAATGGCAAGTATTATTATAGGCAATGATTATAAAGAAAAAGACCTTGATAAAATAGAAAAAATTGTAAATAAAAATTATGATGATTGTATTGAATTATTACAATGGAAAATAGTACCAGTATCTACAATTTATAAAGGTGCTAATAATGGATTTTTAATAGAGAGATAATAGTTATTTGAAACGGCAGGTTTAATTTTTAATAAGGGATTTTTTATTTTTGTTTATCCCTTGACAAGCATTAAAGATTATTTAGGGAGTATCTTTGGGAAACCATACTCCCCCCGCCATTTGAAATAATTAAAATTAATTATATGAAAAAATTGTCGTGGAAGATTTAAAAAATAACAACGAAAAAGATGAAGGAAATAATTATAAAGAACATTCCAATCGAGAAAATAAAACCGAGTAAATACAATCCTCGTATTATGAGCGAGGATGAAATTGATAAATTAAAGAACTCAATTAAAGAGTTCGGATTAGTTGAGCCATTAGTAGTCAATAAAGATATGACCTTAATCGGCGGACATCAGCGATTAAAAGCAATGACAATTTTGGAATTTGAAAAAGTTCCTTGTATATTAGTAGATTTAAACAAGAGAAAAGAAAAGATATTGAATTTAGCTTTAAATAGAATAGTAGGAACTTGGAACGAGGAAAAATTGGTTAAATTAGTAAAAGAAGTTTCGGAATTTCCTGATATTAAGCTAGCTGGTTTTGATAGTCCAGAGATAGAAATGTTAAATATACAATATGATTTAATTTTTGGCGAAAGTGAAAATATAGATAATGTTGAAAGCGAAAAATCGATTAAAAAATTATTTGATTTGAATGTTAGAGTGCCTATAGATATAAATCAACCGCAAGTAGTAAAAAATAAAAATAAAATTGCTTTCTATACAGAAAATTTTAAGCAGTGGAAAAGAATTAAAAAGCATTTTGGAACTGATAAGAAAAGCGAATTAGATACTAAAAAATTAATAGCGTTAATAAAATGATTATAGATAATACGCCAATAGAAAAATATACACTTGGAAAAAACAGAGAGGTATTTGTTAAGAGAGAAGATTTGTGCGTAAATTCTCCAGCACCAGCATTAGCAAAATTAAGAGGAGTAAATAAAAGATTAATTCTTTTAAAAAAGAAGGGCATTAATTTAGTAGGAGTATTAGATACACAAATTTCAAAATCAGCGTGGGGGGTTGCTTATCTTTCAAAAAAAATCGGAATTAAAGTCGTAGCTTATTATCCTAATCTTAAAGAATATACAGAATTACCATTAAATCAAAAAAACGCCAAAGAACTAGGAGCAGAGATTTTTCCACTAAAAGGTGGTAGAACAGCAGTATTATATTCTTGGGCTAAAAAAGATATAGAGAAAAGAGGCGGTTATATGATGCCTATGGGATTGGTAGTAAGTGAAAGTATTGGTGCAGTTTTCAGAGAAGCTAAAAATGTTTCAAATAAATTTTTAGGCGGTTCAATAGTAATGTGCATAGGTTCGGGAATGAGTATAGCAGGAGTTTCTATAGCATTATCAAGCAAAGTAAAAACAATTTACGGAATTAGCGTAGGAATGTCTACAGAACGTCAACGAAAAAGAATTAAAAAAGTGAGTGGATTTAATTTATCTAAAAATGTAAAATTTATTTTACCAAAAGGAATGAATTATTACGAACGTGATGACGTTAAAACTCCGTTTCCTTCAAGTCCTTATTACGATAAAAAAGCGTGGTCTTGGTTATTAAAAAATTTGAATCAATTACCAAAGCCAGTATTGTTTTGGAATATAGGAGTATAAAAAATATGAAAAAAGACAATTACAATTCACCAAGAGTTTCAAGCCAATTTATATTTTGTCCGTTTCCTTTTGTAATAGATAGTTATGCTGGTTGTCCTCAGCATTGTAGATATTGTTTCGCTTATTGGAATAGTTTAATTAATCAAGCAAAGTGTAGAAATGCTTTTGCAGACGACAGCAAGACGATTAATTCGGAACATTTAGAAAGGATTTTATCAGGCAATCCGAGAAATAAAGTAGAGATAGAACTATGCGAGTTTGTAAAGAGGAGAATCCCAATACATTGGGGCGGAGTATCAGAGCCGTTTAGTTGTTTTGAAAAAACACACGGGACAAGTTTAAAAATATTAAAGTTATTAGAAAAATATAAATATCCTTTTATTGTGTCAACCAAAAATCATAGAATTGTAGAGGGCGAGTATTGGGAAACACTAAAAAGATGTAAATATAAAGTTGTTCAGGTTAGTTTAATTTCATTAAGACCAGAATTGGAGAAATTTGAACCGCATCCAGAAATAACAATCGTAAAACGATTAGATATAATTAGAAAATGTGCTAAAGAGGGAATGCGAGTTGTTGTTAGACTACAACCTTTTATACCAGTATTTTGTGAGAAAGGATTAGAGCGTTTTATTAAAAAGGTTTCAGACCTTGGAGCGAAAGCAATTACAATGGAGTATTTAAAACTTCCAGTTATACAAATTCCAGTAATTAAAAAAGCTATACTAGAACTTTCAAAACATTTGGGGTATAATATAAATGACTTTTACAGAAGATTAGGAGAAAAAACAGCGACAGATTTTGAAATGAAAGCGGGATTTAAAAGAAGTTGGTTATTAAAGACAAAAGCATTATCACATAAATACGGATTAGAGTTTTATTCTTCAGATAATCAATTCAGAGGTTTAGGAGATAGTAGTATATGTTGCGGTGTAGGAAATGAAAAGGGATTTAAGCCTTGTAACGAAACGAGGACGGGGAGAATATTTGAAATAAAAAAGGAAACAATAACATTACAAGATATTTTAAAAGACGAAGAATTGTTAAAGAAAATAAATAGACATTGGCTAAACGCTAGTAATGCTTATAAAGGAGCGAGAAATAAAAATATGTCTTTATTAGATGAGTTTAAAACTGTTTGGAATAATCCAAAATCAGCATTAGCACCTTGTAATTTTTACATAGGAATTAATTATATTGGCAGAGATAAAGACGGCAATGCAATTTATGCCAAGAGTAGACAAAAGACACCAAAAATAATAAGATAATATACTGTAATTTTAAATAATTAAATATAGGCTATAATCGGCTAAATAAAAATATGCCCAAATGGACTAAACAACAAATAGAGGGTGTTAAAGAAAAGATAAAATCGCTTTTAGTTAGAAAACCGACTATTAGTAAATATGAAATTGCTAAGACATTAGAAATTGATAAAGACACTGCTTTAAAATATAGAAAAGAAGTTATACAAGATAGCATAGATAGAATTAAAAGCGACGAGGTTGAAAAAGAGTTAGCAATAATACAAGACGAATACGAAGCGATTGCCTTGGAGTGCTGGAGAATTATTAACGGCGAATTTAGAATTATTAAAGTTAAAGAAAAAAGGGGACGTAAAGTTGTAGAGGTAGATAAGAAAATATATATAAGTCCACAAGACAAAATGAGAGCCATTCGGGAATTGTCATTCGCTAGACACAGATTATTCGAAGCTAAGCTAAACGCTGGAGTATTCGAGCGACACCTCGGAGAATTGACGGTGAAAGAAAAACACACATTAGAAGATATAAATAAATTACCTAAAGATAAGCAAAAAGAAATCTATGACAAAATCATCGGAATTAAAAGACTTCTCGGACGACCTGCTAAACCAAATAGAAAAAAGTAATTTCAGAGTTTTCTACGAAGACCATCCTATTGATTTGTTTAGAAATTATATACCAGAGTTTCGCTGGCCTAAGAAAATTAAAAAGATTTTTTTAGATATTTACAGCGGACAGTATAGTCGAGTTATTATCAAAGGTCCTCGTGGTGGCGGTAAATCAAAATTACTTTCAGCGGTTGCTTTTGTATTATGGTTTTTAAAGCATAGGGATATTGTAGATATGGGCGGAGTTTATGCTCAGGCAAAAATTGTTTATAATTACATCACAGAATATATAGAGTCAGACGAAAAGTTTTTATCAATTTTAGACAAGCCACCATTAATGCATTCGACAAAAGATAAGAATGGTAAGTATATTAAATGTGTTCCGACATCACCGAAGCAGGTTCGAGGTCCTCATCCTGATGTATTGCTCGGAGATGAAATTGTAGAAGCTAAAGACGAGATTGTCGAGAGTGCCTTTCCTATGGTTGATACCAGCGACGACCCGCTTATAGTTCTTGCCTCGACTTTTCATAAAATCTTTGGAGTATTTCAAGAGGTATGGGATAATGCAGAAGCAAAAGGATATAAAAGATACAGCTGGGATATATTTGATATAGCGAAAAGGTTTGACACAAAGGTTTGGGATGATGTAAAATTAAACAGAGAGATAATTGATTTTAAAAAGCTAAAGGAATTATCAAAAGGCAAGACAGGAGATAAAGAGGGCTGGGTAAGAATTGAAAACATTATACAAGCTTGGAGAGAGAAGCCAGACCTTAATCATTTCTTAGTTGAGTATATGGGAAGCAGACCATCTCAAGCTGGACTAATTACGAATCCAGAAGATATTGACGCTTGCACATTTGACAGTAAAATAAAAAAGTCCTATGATTATATTAAGGACGCTTATTGCTCACTGGGAATTGACTGGGGATTTAGTTCAATGACGAGTATAGTTGATTTGATGAAATATAAAGACCAGAAAAAAGTGCTTCTCGAAAATTTAAACTATACACAAGTTCCATTAAATGTTATCATAGAAGATGTAATTGAGATATTAAAAATAAGACCTCGCCAATTTATATATGCCGATAGTTCAGGCAAGTTTGAAAATGTAGCCTTGCAACAGGCAATTAATAAAGCATACCGATTAAAAACTATAGAATGTAATACTGTTGTTAAGGAAGTAGTATTTTCAAAAGAAAAAGAAAAACTACTTGGAACTTATCGTTCACACTGGGAGAGAAGATTGCTATTGATACCAAAGAAATTTAAAGTTGCTATCTGGCAATATAAACGATTTAGATACCAAGAGGGAACAGATAAGCCAGTAAAAAAAGATGACCATATTCCTGATGCTACTTTATGTGCATTAATGCCGTTTAAATTAAGGGTAAAAATACCAGCCATAAAGAGTTATAAGAAAACCGAAGAGATAGATAAACCTATCACTCGAGGAATATTAACTGAAGAATTTTAAATTTATGAAATTATTAAATTTTTTCAAAAGGTCACCTGTAAAATCATTCGCAGAAAAGAAACCATCCATTGCGATTGGTGAGATTGGAGATACAGGAACTTCAATCTATGAGGGTATAATTACGGAAGAATACAAAGCAAAACTTCAAGGAAACAAAGGGGTTGAAATTTACGATAAAATGAGATTATCAGACGCTACTATTAAGGCGTCTGTTTTAGTTTGCTCGTTGCCTATTCGTTCAGCTAATTGGTATATAGAGCCAGCGAGTGATGATGAGCAAGACAAAAAGATAGCAGAATTTGTCAGGTTTAATTTGTTTGAAAATATGACTATTACTTGGAATGACTTTTTACGCCAAGCATTATTAATGTTGCCATTGGGAGTTATGTTATTTGAAAAGATTTTTGAAATGGGAGAATGGAACGGTAAAGAAATGTTTATGTATAAAAAGTTAGCGCCTCGTTTGCCAAAAGGAGTTTATAGTTGGCAGACACCAGATAAACAAGACGGTATTACTTGGAGCAAGGTTGACGGTGAGCAAGTTGGAATACCTATTGAAAAACTTATTATATTTTGTAATGAAAAAGAGGGCGATAATTGGTGGGGAAATTCTATATTACGAGTTTGTTATAAACATTGGTATTATAAAGAAAACTTTTATAAAATTGAGGCAGTCGCTTTCGAGCGTCAGGGTTTAGGTGTTCCTATGGCAAGTTTACCAGAGGGTGCGACGAGTGTTGAAGAAACAAAAGCTGAAGAGATTTTAAGAAATATAAGAACGAACGAAAAGGCTTATGTTATTAAACCGGATGGTTATGAGATTGAATTTATGGATATGAAAGGCGGGACTACAAAAAGTCCTAAAGATGCAATACAACATCACAATAGAGAAATTGTTTTATCTGTATTAGCTCAATTTTTAGAACTCGGAGCAACATCAGTCGGCAGTAGAGCATTATCACAAGACCAGTCATCATTGTTTTACCTTTCATTAGAAGCTACTGCAAAGCAAGTCGCAGATACAATAAATAAATATGCAATTAAACAATTAGTTGATTTGAATTTTGATGTTAAAAATTATCCTAAAATAAATTATTCAAAGATAGGTGTTATAGACCATAACGCATTGACTACTTCAATTCAAAGATTAGTTCAATCAGGGACATTAACTGTTGATGATACATTGGAAGACCATTTAAGAGATACAATGAATTTACCAAAAAGAGAAGAGAGCGAAGAAGATATATCAGGGAGTGAAAAAAAAAAGTTTAAAGAGGTAATTAAGGAAGATTTTAAATCTTGGAGACCCTTGACATTCACAGAACAAAAAGTTCATTGGCAATCAATCAGAAATAATCTTGATAAATACAAAAAGGAGCTTATAGAAAATTCAACAGAATTATTAGAAGAGTCAAAGGAAAAATATATTAAAGATTTTGAAAGAGCGTTAAGAAATAAAGATAGAACAGAATTGAAAAAGTTATCATTGAAAAATAAAGCACTATACGCAACGCTGATAGCAATGACATTGAAAAAGATTTATAACTTTGGTAAAGTAAATGTAGCAAAAGAAATGAGAGTACAAGCTCCGCCAGTTTCAAATGAAGCAACTCAAAGAATAAATCTACAAGCTGATATGATAGCACAAGACCACTTCGACAGATTGGTTTATGAGAGTAAAAAAACTGCGGTCAATGGATTGGGAAAAGGATTATCAGTAATAGCAACCCTAGCAATGATTGAATTAGTAATGAGTGATAAAATTAAAGAACTAACAAGAAACACTGCGGGAATAGTTATAGCTGGAAACTTAAATCAGGGCAGACGATTGGTTCAGAAAAGATATAGTAATTTAATTTATGCAATGCAAAGGTCAGAGGTTTTGGACGATAGAACTTGTAATTATTGTTTAAGTATTGACGGCAGGGTTTTTGAAAAGAATGACCCATTTACTAAGAACGATATTTTTCATTCAGGTTGTCGTGGAGTGTGGATTGAGATTATGAAAGACGAAAAGGAATTACCTAGAATTACAGGTGCTCCTAAAAGCCTAACAGATAAATTTGATGGCGAGGTGAATAAGTTGCTACAACCAAAAGTTCCTATAATTAAAAAGACATCTGATGCTGCGAAGTTTCTAAAATAATTGTTTAATATTTAAAAAGTGTTATAATAAAAGTATATTAAAAAACAGTTCAACGTTTTGGAGAAGTAGAATTCTATCTCTAAGGTTGTTGAACTGCTTAGGGATAATTAGCCTCTACTTCGGTGGGGGCTTTATAATTAATAAATTTATGAATAAAAAAATAAATAAATTAAAAACAGATGAGATGTTTTTTACATTCCCAATATCTTTTGCAGAAGCAGATGTTAAAGAGAAAATGGAAATTCAAATCATCCCAGTTGGAAAATGGAAGCATAATGATTATGGAGATATGAAAGTTACTAAGGATGATATTAAACAATTCGCTAATAATTTTAAATTAAGAAAAGGAGTGCCAATCACAAAGGGACACGCTAAGATGGGCGAAGAATTACCAGCAGTCGGCTGGTTTAAAAAACTTATAAATAAAGGGAGCGATGGTCTTTGGGCTATTGTAGAATGGACTGACATAGGTCTGCAAATGCTTAAGGAAAAAGCATATAAATATTTCAGTCCAGAAATACATTGGAAATACGAAGACCCACAAACCCACAAAGTATATAAAAACGTTTTAACTGGCGGAGCATTGACTAACTATCCTTATTTTAAGGAATTGCAAGCAATCGTTCTGTCAGAGAAATGTATATTTAATCAATTTAATAACAACGATATGACTTTAAAAGAAATATTAGAAAAGGAAGTCGCTGATTTAAGCGATGAAGAAAAAAAGTTTTTAGTTGAAAATAAAGATGAATTGACAGATGAAGATAACGAGAAATATAAAGATATTTTAGAAGTAGAAGACAAAGACGACGACAAAGATGATGACAAAGACGAGGATAAGGACAAGGATAAGGACGAAGACAAGGACGAAGATAAAGACGACAAAGATGAGGACAAGGATAAAGACAAAGATGACAAGGATGAGGATGATGATAAAGATGACGAGGGCAAGATGTCAGCAAGTGAAGTAAAACTTTTACAAGATAAAGCAGATAAAGGAGTAGAAGCATTATTGAAATTAACAGAAATGGAAACAAAGGAAGTAGTTAAAACTTATGTATTTTCTGAATCAAATAGCGAAGGCAAGATTTTACCAAAAAGCCAAGATAAAGTAGTTAACTTTATGATGTCTCTTAATGAGGGACAAGTGGCTAAATTCAAAGAGCTTTTATCCGAACTTCCAAAAGTTCAGATTTTTGGTGAAATTGGAGACGCTGGTTCAGAAGATGATACTTCAAATAAAATCGATAAACTTGTTAAAACTAAAATGACTGGAGATAAAAGTTTGAAGTATTCAGATGCATTAAAATCAGTATTTAGTGAAAATGTAGAACTAGCAAAGGAATACGAAAAGGATATGAAAATTTAATCAATTAATCAATTAATATTATGAGTCAATCAACACGGTCATTCGAATTATGCAAAACCACCAGTGAAACCTTTGCTACAAAGCAGTTTTATATTGCTCAAATGGATTCAAGTGGTGATGCTGAACTAGGAGAGGGTGCAACTGACCTTTTATTAGGTGTAATGCAGAATACCCCTGCTTCTGGTGAAGAAGGCACAATTAGATTTTTAGGCACAAGTAAAGTTATTGCTAGTGCTGCAATCTTAGTTGGTGCTAATTTAACTTCTGATTCTGCTGGTAAAGCCGTTACAACTACAACCGACAAAGATGTAGTTATTGGTGTAGCGTTAGAAGCCGCAGGTGCTGCTGGAGATATCATTGAAATTATGCTAACACGATTTACATTGTCAGCATAAGTATTTTTATTTAATTTACTAACATTATTAATATGGCTAATATGTACTTAGGAGTCGACCCAATGTTGACAAATGTAGCAGTAGCTTATCAAAATAGCGAATATATTGCTGATAAGATTTTCCCAATGCTTCAAGTAAAAAAGCAGAGTGGAAAACATTTTGTCTATGACAAAGGGAGATTTAGAATTAACGAAGTATTACGTGCAGTCGGAGCTAATTCAAAAGAAGTTACATTGAAAGTAACAACTGGCACAACTTATTTCTGTGAAGACCACGCATTAAAGCAATTTGTAGCAGATGAAGACAGAGATAATGCAATAACTCCAACTACTCCAATGGTTGATGCTACTGAAAACGCAACTGATATGTTACAGGTTTCAAGAGAATACGCTTTGGCAAGTTATATGGCAAATGTATCTAATTTGACAAATAGCACTACTTTATCAGGAACAGACCAATGGAGCGATTATGCAAATTCAGACCCATTCGATGATATTATGACAGGTATTGAATCTGTCCACGGCAAGATTTTTGTTAAACCAAATACATTAGTATTAGGTCAGCAAACATTTAATTCTCTAAAGAATCATCCTGATTTACTTGACAGAGTAAAGTATAGTCAAAAAGGAGTTATAACAATCGATTTATTGAAATCATTATTTGATGTAGAACACGTTTTAATCGGTGGAGCTGGTTATAATTCAGCAACAGAGGGACAGACAGATGATATGGCTTATATCTGGGGAAAGCACGCTTGGTTACTATATATCAATCCAAAGACCGCTGCTAAGATGATAACATTCGGTTTTGCTTATACTTGGAAGAAAATTAAGACAGAGAGATTAAGAGGTTCAGATGAAGAGGATAGAAAAGGAACTTATGTCAGAGTAGGAGACCATTATTACGACCAACAGGTTGTAACTGTAGATGCTGCTTATTTAATTGCAGACGCAGTCGCTTAGAATTATAAAGGCGGAGTTTAACCGCTCCGCCTTTCAACTTAATAAACTAAATATACCTATATGATATTCAATAAGTTATATAAGCGTGTATCTGGCATAGATTTTTTCGTGAAGAGAGGCACTGTTGTTAAAAAGGACGGCTTGACTGTTCCTAAAATAGCAGTAGCAACATTTGATACAGCTGGAAACGATAGTTCAGCAGTTTCAAATAAAACTGTTGCCGCTCACGGATTAGGAGTTTATCTACCAGATAACGCGATTGTTACTCGGGCTTGGTATGATGTAGTTACTACATTTACAACTGCAAGTTCAGACGCTGGAACTATTGCCTTAAAAGTTAATGGAGCAAATGATTTAATAGATGCATTGGCAGTTAGTGGCTCTGGTAATATTTGGGATGCAGGAATGCACCAATGTTTACCAAACAACTTTGCATTAGACGGCAACTCTTTAGCACAGATTGATATGGGAATTGCAAGAGACGCTACAATGATAAAAACAACTGCTGAAAGAGAATTGACAGCTACTGTAGCAACTCAAGCATTAACCGCTGGTAAGTTAGTATTATATGTTGAGTATGTGATTAGCGATTAAGATTAATTAATTTAATATAAAAATTATGTCAATGTATAAAGTGAAATCACGCTTAAAACACGATGGCAATGTTTATGAAATCGGAGATACTGTTGATTTAGGAGAAAATATTGCTTTGCGATTGGTTAAAAATGGAGTGTTAGAGGGCAAAGGAAAAGACAAAGAAGTAGTTGAAAAATCAGAAGTAATCAAAGAACCAAAAGAAGTTGAAAAGCCAAAAGACAAGCCAGTAAAGGTAAAAGGAAAAGGTAAAGGTAAAAAGAAATAATATTTTTACGCCCCTCGTTTTATTTCGGGGGGCTTAAAACTTATTAATTAATATTTAAAATTATGTTTAAAAAAGTAAATACAATTTTGGCGATTATTATTATAACTGCTTGTTTAGTTTTTTCTGGTCAATTATATGCGAGGGTTTATTTAAAAGACCAAGTATATTTAAACGACAGACAAGACCCAGAGATACATAATGTTACAATGACAACTGCTGATACAGAATATGAATTTGCGATTGCTACAAGCACTACAAAACTATTGATTAAATTGAGAGACCCTGGGGCAACATTAAAGTTATCTTATGAAGAGAATAAAAGCGGAACTGTTTATTTAACAATTCCAGCAGGGGCAACAAAGTCATTAGACAATGTGTATTTTAATAGTAAGACATTATACTTTCAATCACCAACAGCTTCGCAAGTAGCTGAAATTGAGATAGTTCATTAATTATTAATATAAAATAATATGAAATTGAAAAATATTTTAATTAGTGGTATTTTTGGTGTTTTTGGTTTGCTATTTATAGTAGGCATTGCTTCCGCTGATATGGGTTCAGGCATTAACACATCACCACTAATGAGATTGGATGGAACTGATGTTTTAATGTTAAATTCCTCTTGGGATTTAGGAAGCGAAGCGATACCAATTCACGAATTGGTTGTAAGCACTATAAAAGCGTCATCAACAATCACAGATACCCTAACAGTAACCGCAACTACAACCTCCCCGTTGTTATTGGATGACGGCACAGTATCAGCCCCAGCTTATAGTTGGATGAGTGATTCTAATTCAGGACTATACCGCATAGGATCTGACAATATCGGTATGACTTTAGGTGGAAGCCTTATCTATGACTTTGGAGCTACAAGTTTTGATATTGGCGGTATGGCCACAGTAACTTTAGCAACTGGTAATATTGCTACACAGGGCGATTTAGATTTAGTCGGTTTAAACTTACAAAACACTACAGGAACTTTAAATGTTAGTAAATCTGGCTCAATGACTACTATATTAGGAACTTTTAATGTTGATGAAGCCGTAACTTTTGATAGTACAGCTAATATTGCTGGCAACTTAGATGTTGGAGGTATGGCTACTATAACGGCAAGTACAGGAAATATAACTTCTGAGGGAGATATAGACCTTGTCGGATTAAATATACAAAATACAACTGGGACACTTAATGTATCTAAGTCAGGTTCAATGACAACTATACTTGGCACATTCAATGTTGACGAAGCTACTACTCTTGATACTACTTTAAGTGTAACTGGGGCTTCAACACTCTCAACTCTTTTAGTAACAGGAGCAATCAATGCTAGTTCTACAATTTCAATGGCTAATGATACTTGGCTAAGAGCATTAAATAACGCTGATAGTTCTTATATAAACTTATTTAAGATAAATACTTCTGATGAGATAGATGTCGGAGCTACTTTAAATACTGGACCGATTGAATTTGAAGCAGATGCTGGAGCAGTTACGGCTATGAATATGTCAGTTTCAGCTACTCCCGCTGATGGTGATGAGATGTCAATCAGTTTTAGTATAGATTCAAATATAGTATTAAAAGTAAAGGGAAGTGCAGATTCAAGCGGTGGAGCTGATGATTTTAGAGTTTTAATTCCTAATGGATATTTAGGAATAGGAACTACTACACCTCAGAGTATATTAACAATTGATAGTGGTGCTACAGTTACAACCACATTAGAATTTGGAGATATTTATTCAGGAACAGCTAAAACTTGTTTTAATGTTGCTCAAGCTGATGGCTCAGTAGCAAGTTTTTATTTTGTTGGTGGGGCAATAGTAGTAGAAACAAATGCTTGTAATTAATTAAAACTTAATATATGACAAATCAAACAAAACTTTTTATAGGAACTACAATCGGAGTGATTGGAATTTTAATATTATTGATAGCTCCTAACTGGCAACCTCTTGATGAACCTATGGGAGCAAGTATATCAGCTCCAAGTTCAGCAAGTGGATTGGTAGGCTATTGGTCTTTAGACGCTGATGACCTCTATGATACAGACATATTTCAAGACCTTAGTGGAAACGGAAACAATGGAACTTCTGCTAATACTCCTGTTTATGCTAATGACCAAGCAGGAACTCCTAATCAAGCAATGGTTTTCAATGGAACTACTGATGTAGTTGATTGTGGAAGTGATACTACTATTGATAACATTTTTGATTCTGGTGGAACTATTAGTGCTTGGATTTATCCTGAAAGTGATGGGGAGGGAAATAATGGTCATATTTTACGTAAAGGAAATGGATGGGTATTATTAATAACAGCAGACGATGGAACGAATTGTGAAATAG